ACGAAAGCGATATTCGTTGCCATACGTCGAAGTTTGGGCGAAATGTTGCGGCTTGCTTACTGCCATTCCTTGCGACAACAAATCCGAAAACCCTTTGCCCGTTCCGTTGGTTTTGAATTCCAACAAAACAGGTTCGTCGATACCGTAGCGTTCGGGAAGCCGTGCGATGCCGTCAAGCGACCCGCCGAAGTGCCCCATAACGCCGGAAATGCGGTATTGTGGGAATTCCAAGCCGTCGGCTTTCGCGCGTGCGACGTGTTTGGCGTAATACGGATTTTCGTTCGTAATAAGGTCGCAACCCAACGCCAGTTCTTCGCCTTCCTTCAATACGCCGTAACTGTCGCTTTCGGCTTGGTAAAAGAAACCGTCGCGGTTTTCGTACCAACATTTAACGCCGATGCCTTCCAGCCATTCGATAAAGCGGGCTTCTTCACGGTGCCCACGATTAAACAAGCGTTGCTTGCGACCGTCCGTCTTTTCCCGAAAACACCAACGGAAGATATACCAAAGCTTCCGCTTGCATTCGTCGCCAATCAACGACGCGCCAAGGTGCCGACGGTGCCCGCCGTCATACGTGCGAACGCAATATTCGTCTATATCTTCTTTAATGCGCTTTGCAAGGGCAGTTGCAACGCCGGGCGCGTCAAGGTCTACGCTTTGTTTTCCTGCGTCGGATTTCGTAGGCTGCGCGTCGTTCAGCGTTAATTGTGCGTTCTTCGCGTCTTTGCTGTTTTGCATCGTTCTTCACCTTGCGCCGCATAAGGGCTTCGTAATTGTTCGCTAGATAATCCGCCGAAAGTGTCGCAACGTCTTTAAGTTGGTCTTTCGACAGCCAAGATATATGACAATCCGACGGGTCGATTCCTAATTGGTTCGCAAGCCAATTGTACGCCTTCGCGCGCGACATTAAGCCGGTTTGCCAAAGGCGGTCGAATTCGTTATGGGCTTTCGTTCGAAGCTGGCGAGTTGTTCTGTCGGCCATACGACCCAACGGAATAAACGTGCCCGGATGGCAACCAACGGCAGCGCGACAATCATTGCAATAATAAATGTGCGGCCAATTGCCATAAGTTCGCCCGTAAATCTTATCGTTCGTTGTTAGTTCAATGTTAACGGAACAACAAGTATCGCATTGTTCGGGCGTCGGCAATGCGTCTTTTATTTTCGACATAAGTTCGCATACTCCTTAAAAAGAAACGCCGGGGCCGGTCAAGACCCCGGCGAATCTACGCCGCGACGGCGTTACGCCTTAACGCTGGCTCCAAGGTGCCGCGCCTGCCGGTGCGCCGCCCTGTTGCCAGCCGCCGCCCTGCGCGGGCTGCTGTTGGGCAGACTGGTCGCCCCATGGTGCGCCATGCGGCTGTTGGGCCGGTTGCTGCGCGGGCTGTTGCTGCCAACCCCAAGCAGCACCGCCTGCGGGCTGCTGCGCGGGCTGCTGTTGTTTGAAGTCTGCGTCGCCCTGCGGTGCTGATGCGCCTACGCCAGCCTTGCCCGGTTCGTTGCCGTTCATATCGAACACCTTTTTAACTTCGGTGTACTGCGGGTCGTTTTTCTGCGGCCCGACTTCGATAAGAAACGGCAGGTTGTGAAGCTGCGACGAATCGGTAACTTGGAACACGCCGATTACGTGGCAGATTGCCGAAAGCTGGCGATGCGCAATTTCGACAACCTGTTGGTTGGAATGGTACAGGTTTAGGCGATAAACGCCTGTTGCGCCCTGATGCGGGCCGTCGATAATACGCAAGTTAAGTTGCAGATAACCGCCGTCGTTAGCCTTGTTGGCCTTGACTTCGGAAGATTCGATGATTACCGGATGTCTGCCAATCGGCAGGCTTCCAACGCCTTGGGTCGGGTTATACTTTTTGGCGTCAAACGGTTTGACAAGTTGCATAATGCTTCACCTTTTTGAAAAGTCTTCGCCATTGGTTACGGCGGCGAAGTAAGCCGTTTTATTGCATCGCTTTCGCGAACAATGCGGTAAGGTCGGGCTGTTCAAGTTCGTTAAGATTACCTAAACGATCGCGCGCGAAAACTTCGGGAATTTCCTTCGTTCGCAGCGCCCGAACCGGCTTCGGCATTCCTGGTACGCTTGCTTCGCCCAAGTGCATAACGTTATCGAACAAATGCGGAACTTTAACGTTAAGGTCTTTGCCCGGAAAGAACGGGCGTTTTTGCATAATCGGTTCGTAAGTAACTTCGCCGTTCTGCAAAATCGTTTGTCGTCCGTTTTCAACAAGGGCTTGTTTCGCAATCATTACGATATGCTTTTGCGGCATGTAATATAAGTCATTCGCGATTTTCATTACACGTTCGGACATATTGCCATAAGCCTTCATGCCGTGTTTAACCTTGCCTAATTCGTCGGCCAAGATAATCTCAGCAATGTTTGAAATACTATCAATGCCTAACGTATCGAAATTCGCAGCTTCGTGCGATTTCATAAACCATTCGAAAAACTCGACTATAAGCGCTGGCGAATACGCTTCCCATGCAGGAACGTTCGAACTTCGCATGGACAACATGCCGGGTTCGGTAACAAGCAAAACCGGACGCGGCGCAGTATTGATAAGCGGCGTTTTGCCGGAACCTGGCGCACCGAATATGACGGACTTTACACCGTAGCGGCGGGCCAATTGCGACGCCGGTTTTAATTGCGACATTTGCATAACTTACACCTGTGGGCAACCGTGGCGGGGTTGTTACTTCGACCTCGGCGCAACAAGTTCAAGCGATGGCGTTGCTTCCTTCGACATCACAACTTCGTCAATAAGCTTACGAAACTTGTCTGGAAGGTTCTTGTATTCGCTAACGGAAAGTTCTGGCTTCCATTTTACCAAACGTTCGGCGATAAATTCGCCTTCCGGGCCGGCCTTTTCGATTTTCTGTAAAGCTTTTTCGACGGCTTCTTGGCCGCCTACGAAGCTGCGGTTAATCTTGAAAACGGCTTTCAGTTTGTAGCCTGCACCAAGTTCGACGTTTTCGGTTCCTTCGCGCAAAGCTTCGGGGTCGAAAGCAAAAACGTTTTTCAGAACTTCGGCGCGCAATGCGGATTCGGCTTCTTTCGCTGCGGCAAGCGCCTTCGTTGCTTCCTGCCATTGCAGAATCAAAGCGTCGCGGTTAGCGTTTTCGTTGAAAGACATTGTTGTTACTCCTTAGGTTGGGCCGCCGCACAATTGCGCCGGTATGTATGAACTATACGACGGCCCTTCGTTGCTGTCAAGCCCCTTGTTCAAGAATTTTTCGTTCTTCGAACAAGTCGCGATTGTTGGCGTCGAATTCGGTAAAGGCGTTCGGGAAGCGACGACGAAGCTTCGCAATGTTGACCGACTGCGCTTCGCCGAAGTTCGAACCAATGGCGCGCAGCAAAAGCGCATCGTACCAAAAGCCGTCACCTACTTCTTCAAGCGCGTTAACAGCGTCGAAAGCTTCGCCTTCGACTACGGCGCTTAAGGCTTCCAACAATTCGCCCGCTTCGGTCGCTTTACCGATAATTGCATGAATGATGTTCACGGCTGCTGGCGTCGTGTTTTGGATGGCTGGAAATCCAAACGGGAAGCTTCGCTAGCGTTGCATCGTTGGCTTCCGGGGCAGGAACGCCAGTGTCGCGACCGTAGAACATGGCTTTCTTGATTGCATCAAGCTTGTTAAGAGCTTTGATGGCTTCGGTGATGGTTTCGCGGAAGTAAGACAGCGGCACGCGGTCGCCGTAATATTTGTCGGACACCGTAACGTGCGCTTCTTCGATATAATCAAAAAGCCGTTGTTTGTTTATCTGGTTCATTTTTTTTTAATACCTTTCAGAATATGCGCAATAACATCAACAGTCCATCCATTGCCAATTGCTGCGTAACGTCGTGTTTTACTAACGCAATTTGTGTAACCTGTTGGCAAAGTTTGCAAACGTTCGCATTCATCGACTGATAATTTCGAAGGATTGTTGTTTTCGTCGAAACAATAAAGACCATGCTTATTTCTTTGCAAAATACTTTTTATGTTTTCCTTGTAAAAAGTTGAAAGAATGCAATAGCTTTTCATCCTACCTGCTGCGCTTCGACCCTCGTCTAAAATATCCTGTAACATGATCCCTTTATCTTGCGGAATTTCAAACGGAATGTTTGTCCAATACAAACGTTCTCTATTTTGTGCCGAAAGCAAAGAACTGTTAATTAGAACAGGCTTGACACCAATGGTTTCCGAAATGATTTCTTCTGTTTGTTTGTCGCAAACTACGTTTTCGAGCAAAAACCATTTCGGCTTTATTTGTTGTTTCAATCTAACATATTCGAAAAACAACGCCGAACGTTCGTCGTTTAAATTTTGGCGTTTAATATTGGCACGGCTTAAACCTTGACACGGCGACCCGCCTATTAACAAATCAAATTCGCCTTCTTTGAAATTTAAATCTTGAACAGCCCCTTTTCTTTCAATGTCTTTCCAATTTTTCATACTTATAGAAATTGCGTATTTGTCAATTTCCGATGCAACGTAACGACTTACGCTAATTCCAGCGCGTTCAAGCGCAAGCCTTCCGCACGAAATTCCGTCAAACAAACTTAACACTTTCATACGCTCACCTTTTAGATGGACCGAGCATCATGCACCAGCGTTCCAGCACTATAACCGATTGCGCCTTTCCTGTCAACAACAATTGACAACAAGCAAGAAGCCGGGTAAGCTGCCCACAATGTTAGAAGGTGGCGTTATGGACATTGAAGAACTTAAGAAGCGTCTAAAGAAAGCAAGGGCAGGGCGGTCACTGCGGTCATTGGCCGCGCAATGCGAAGTTTCGCACGAACTTATAAGAAAGCTTTTGCTTGCCAATTCTGCGCAGAACATAACGGCGGCGACTTATAGAAAGATCGACAAAGGGTTGACAAAGAATGAACTTTGACAACATTCCGCACGAAATGCGAATTTACCCGCAATGGATCGTTTGGCGATATGAAGACACTAACTCAAATAAGCCGACGAAGGTGCCGTATTCAGCAAAAACCGGGCGCCTTGCCAGCGTAACTGACCCGAACACTTGGGCCACGTTCGACGAATGCGTTAATGCTATGTCGTCCGATTGGTATGCCGGAATCGGTTTCGTATTGACTGAAAACGACCCGTATTCGTTTATAGACCTTGACGACACAAAAGGCGACCAAACTGCACTTGATCGCCAAATAAAAATTTTTAATGAATTTAACAGCTACGCCGAACGCTCACCTTCCGGTTCGGGGTTGCATATTATCGTTAAGGGCGCGATTCCGTCGGGCCGCCGTCGTTCGTTCATCGAAATTTATTCTTCGCTTCGTTATATGACAATGACCGGCGATATTTACCGCAACGCGCCGATTAACGATTACAACGAACTATTAAATATTCTTTGGCACCAAATGGGGCAAGGTTCGGTTGCCGCTGCGCATTATGCCGGACTTGCCGAAGCCAAGGAAACTGACGAACAGGTTTATAACCGCGCAGTCGCCGCAGCTAATGGCGACAAGTTCGCCGAACTTTACGCTGGCAAATGGGAAGGTATGTACGCTTCGCAATCCGAAGCCGACTTTGCCTTGGTCGATATTATCGCATTTTATACGCAGAACCGGGCGCAGATTTCGCGAATGTTTCGCGCATCTGGCTTGGGGCAGCGCGACAAAGCAAAACGCGACGATTACGTTTCATACATGCTGAACAAGTGTTTCGACCGCATGTTGCCGCCCGTTGACGTTGACGGATTGCGCAACAAGCTAGACGAAGCAATAGCAAAGAAAGAAGCCGCTAATAGGACCGTTTTGTTGTCGCAGAACAGCAAAGCGACGCCGCATCTGCAAGCCCCGGCCCCGAATCTTAACGAAGCTTCAAAGGTATATAGCGTGCCGCCAGGATTAGTAGGAGAAATCGCGCAATACATTTACGCACAAGCGCCGCGTCCGGTGCCAGAAATCGCGTTGGCCGGTGCCATTGGTTTGGTCGCCGGTATTGTTGGCAGGGCGTACAACATTTCCGGCACTGGCCTTAATCAATACGTTCTGTTGTTGGCACCGACCGGAACAGGTAAAGAAGCCATCGCAAGCGGCATTGATAAGCTAATGACGCAGGTTATCCGAACCGTTCCAGCCGCGTCGGACTTTATCGGCCCAGGCGAAATTGCTTCGTCGCAAGCTATTATCAAGTATATGTCACTCGGGCCAACGTCGTTTGTTTCGTTGGTAGGCGAATTTGGCATTTACCTTCAACAAATGGCAAGCATTAACGCACCGTCGTACCTTATTGGCCTTCGTCGTTTCTTGCTGGATGTTTACAACAAATCTGGTGAAGGCAAGGTACTTCGGCCTTCAATTTATTCAGACAAGGACAAGAACACCGCCGCAGTATTGGCCCCGTCTTTTAGCTTGCTTGGCGAATCGACGCCAGAAAAGTTTTACGAAGGTTTGCACGAAGGTTTGATTTCCGAGGGTTTGTTGCCGCGTTTTACGATGATTGAATATCACGGCGAACGCCCGGCGTTGAATCCTGGGCACCTATCGGTCCAACCTTCGTTTGAACTTATAGACAAGCTTTCGACCTTGTGCGCCCATGCGCTAATGCTAAACAGCCAACATAAGGCGATTCACGTTCAAACCGACGCAACCGCCCGCGAACTGTTCCAGCAATTCGACGCACATTGCGACGCGAACATTAACACAAGCGACCGCGAAGTTCGGCGGCACCTTTGGAACCGGGCGCATATAAAGGCGTTGAAACTGGCCGGAATTATCGCCGTTGGGTGCAACCATTACGACCCAACCATTACCGCTGACGTTGCATCGTGGGCGATTAACCTTGTCGTCGCCGATGTTCGAAATTTGCTTGCCCGGTTCGATGCTGGCGAAATTGGCATAGACAACGACGAAACGAAACAGCTTGCGAAGGTTATTGCAACCGTTAAAGATTTCGTCGTTTTACCTTGGCCGGACGTTGCGAA